GGCGACCAATTTAAGCTGCGCTATCGCAACATACAGTGTCGGCTATTTCTTTATTTGCTCACCACTTGGGATTTTGGTGGAACAGGGAGTCAAGAACAAACTTGCTCCATGGGCTGCACCGAAAATATTTAAAGCGGAGTGCTCGGTATGAATATTCATTGCAAGTATGATGAGCTGGTTGAAGTGGGTAAACTAAAGGCTCACCCCAAAAACCGCAACAAGCACCCGGAAGACCAAATTGAAAGACTTGCAAAAATATTAAAATATCAAGGATTACGGGCACCTATCGTTGTATCAAACAGATCCGGCAAGATTGTAAAGGGTCACGGCACTCTTCAAGCAATTAAAAAGAATGGCTGGGACAAGGCTCCCGTGGTCAGACAAGATTTTGAAGACGAAGACCAGGAGTGGTTGTTTCTGCAAAGCGACAACGCAATTGCGATGTGGGCAGAGCTTGATTTGAAGGAAATCAATTTTGACTTAAGCGAACTTGGGCCATTTGACATCGACCTTTTGGGCATCAAAGACTTTACCGTCACGCCCGAAGAAAAGCCTTATGGCGACGAAGAGGCTGTGCCTGAAATTAGACAAACCGATATTCAGTTGGGCGATTTGTTTGTTTTGGGCAACCATCGACTGTTATGCGGGGACAGCACCGAGGCTGCTCAGGTCGAGCGGCTAATGAATGGGGAAAAAGCAGATTTTTTATATAACGACCCTCCTTACGGAATGAATCTAAATACCAATTACGCAAAAAATAATCTGGTAGTTGGAAAAACTTATAAAAAAGTAATAAATGACGACAAAGAATTTAATCCAACTTTTTATCTTGAACTTTTTAAAGACGTTAAAGAACAGTTTTGGTGGGGAGCCGATTATTATTGTCAGCATTTACCAAAAAACGGATCTTGGATTGTTTGGGATAAAAAAAAAGAAGTTCTAGATGAATCTATTGGAACTGGATTTGAACTTTGTTGGTCAAAATTACCCCACAAGCGAATGTTGGCCAGATTTTTATGGTCAGGATTTACTGCGAAAGAAAAAAAAGAATCAAGGGTGCACCCTACTCAAAAACCGATTGCTTTGCATGAATGGTTTTTTAGTAGATGGGGAAAGTCAAATGACAAAGTTGTTGATTTATTTGGCGGCTCAGGATCGACACTAATTGCTTGTGAGAAAACAAACCGCAAATGTTTTATGATGGAATTGGACCCTCAGTATTGTCAGGTCATTATTGACCGTTGGGAAAAATACACTGGCAAAAAGGCGGTGAAACATGGCTCGACCGAAAAAGCCAATTAACGAAGAACAAGTAAGAAAAGTTGCTGAAAAACTTTGGAGCATTGCGGAAATCGCTGCATTTTTTAATGTTTCGACGGATACAATTCATAGACGTTATGCGGCAATTATTGAAGAAGCCAGGCAGAATGGTAAGGCAAAACTTAGAGATTTTCAGTGGAAGCGCGTCATGGAGGGAAGCGATACGATTCTAAAGCACATGAGCGAGCACTATTTAGATCAGCACAGCCGCAGCAGAATAGATTTAAGTAAAATCCCAGACTCCGAATTGATACCTGAAATTCAAAAACGAGTGAAAGATGCCAGCGAATGAGGCGTACCAAAAATACCTCTCGCTCAAAACTAAAAAGACCTTCAGCGTCGAAGAATTTTGTTTTGGTAAGCAAAGAAACTTTGTACTGGATAAGGCAAATTTCGCTACCGCTGTCTGTTCTCGCCGAGCGGGTAAAACAATCGCATGCGTCGCCGATCTTCTATCAACTGCTCTCTCCAGAGAAAGAGTTAATTGTCTCTACCTCACACTTAATCGACTTTCTGCTAAAAGAATCGTCTGGCCTGATTTGCTCCGAGTTAACAGAGAATACAATCTCGGAGGAAGAGTTAACGAATCCGAACTAACGATTAAGTTTCCAAACGAATCGGTTATTTATGTTTCAGGAGCAAGCGATGCCACTGAGATTGAAAAGTTTCGAGGCATGGCGCTTATTCTCTGTTACATCGACGAATGCCAAAGCTTTAAATCTTACATTGAGCCTTTGATTGAAGATGTAATTTCAAAATGCCTTCTTGATTACAACGGAAAGCTAAGGCTACTTGGAACGCCTGGGCCAGTGTCTGTTGGCTACTATTATCAACAAACACAGAACGCTCAGTATTCGCATCATCATTGGACAATGTTTGATAACCCGTGGCTGCCATTGAAGTCAGGCATGAGCCACGAAGAGATTCTGCAACGCGAACTTGACAGAAAGGGCGTTACTAGAGATGACCCAAGCATTCGAAGAGAGTGCTTCGGTGAATGGGCGTATGACCCTGATGCTTTGGTATTTAAATACAGCGAGGAGCTTAACGATTATGGTGCACTTCCAAACTTGGGAGCTAATTGGAATTATGTTCTTGGTGTCGATTTGGGCTTTGTCGATTCTGACGCTATATGCGTGCTTGCGTGGCATGATGACTCGCCAAGATTGTACCTCGTTGAAGAAGTCATTACAGACAAACAAGGAATCACTGAGCTGGCCGGACAGCTTGAAACCCTTATTAAGAGATATGATCCACTAAAAATCGTAATGGACACAGGCGGTCTTGGAAAAAAGATTGCCGAAGAAATTACAAAACGATTTCAAATCCCAATTGCTGCAGCAGAAAAGGTTAGAAAATTTGAATACATTGAACTTCTTAATGATTCTATGCGAACGCAAAAATTTATGGCGAAGCGCACTTCTCAATTTGCTGCTGATTGTAAAATGGTCGAATGGGACAGAGACGATCCAAGTCCTGACAAACTAAAGATAAAAGAAACTTATCACTCTGATATTTGTGACGCGGTTCTTTATGCGTTCAGAGAAGCGTATCACTGGACTCACAAAGAAAAAGAACCTGTCATCAAGCCTTATACAGAGCGTTGGTACAAGAACGAACAAGAGATGATGTGGAACCAAGCGTTCGAGCGCCAGAAAGCGCAAGAACATGATGAGGATTTATATTACGAAGAAGTCTAGTACAATTAGTTATCTCGTTTCACGCTCAAACCAAAAACAAAAACAGGAAATGCTTAATGAACTTAAAAAGAGTTTTGCACGTTTCCGATTGTCATCATCCGTTTGTAAATAAAGCCGCTTGGAAAATCCTTCTCGACGTTGGAAAAGAATTAAAGCCGCACACAATCGTTATCCACGGCGACTTCTTTGATTTCTACTCTGTCTCACGCCACGCAAAAGACCCACTAATGGATTTCAAAACTTGGAAAGATGAAATGAAAGAAGCGAGAAGTGCACTTGATGATTTGATGACTGCAGTGCCTTACAAAGAAATTGTTTATTTAGAAGGTAATCACGAAAAGAGATTGATTAAATACGTCGCAGAACACGCCCCAAAGCTCGCAGGACTATTTAAAAGCGAAGAAGTAATGGGATTACCGAGGGAGATTACTTATGTACCTTATGGGCAAAATGGTAAGTATGTTATCGGCAACCTTGTCTGTGTGCATGGTTCACGCGCTGGGGAAAACCCTGCGGCGAGTATGGTTAAGAAATTCAGAAGCTCAGTCATCTTCGGACACACGCACAAAGTGCAGGAATACCACATCAACAACGCGCACGGGGATGACTTTGTTGCGCTCAACATCGGCTGGCTCGGCAACCAAAGGCAAGCGGCTGATTACATCATGGACATCTCGGACTGGACGTTAGGCTTTGGGATTACTTATCACAAGCAGAGCGGAGCTTTCTTTCATCAACTAATGCAAATCTACGTCAACAAAGGGGTTCATGAGTGCCTATTTCAAAACGTAGTTTACCAAAGATAAAAAATGGGACTGTTATTGAAGTGGTGTTTCTTGATCATGTTGCGAGCGTTGGTGGGCTTTCTTATCCTCTTCGATGTCGTGTTATTGGTGAGCTTGTTAATCAGGATAGACAGGCTCTTTATCTTGCTAGCTGGCTTACTGAAGAAAACGATACAGCAAATCTGGACTCGCATACCGTTTTAAAATCTACAATTGAATCTGTTAGTATTATCCGCAAGGGAAAGAAGCGATAGAACTACTCCTTGGCTACCTTTTGGTGGTCGATGCTTTGGGGACACGCAGTCAGTTACCCGACTGAAGCCAAGGAATAGAACTCTTGTAAGACAGCCTAATTACCTTAATTGTACTTCTTTTTCTACAACTACATAAGCGGCTTCTTCACCAATTGAGTCACAGCCAAACGGCATTAGCGCATGACCCTTATCCCCCCAGGACTCTCCCCAAGAGTTTCGCATTATCCAGTTGCCGTCAGCAGTCCAGCCAATGAGGTTCACCATGTGATTTAACCCATTGTATTTACAGCCTTTCATGACGCCGCCTTTGTAATTATCCCACCTTCCATTGGCCCCTACTGCGACTGATACATAGCCTGATTGCATGATTGCGGCTTTTAGCTCATCAACTGTAGGACTTCTATCGGGCGCTCCTAAGTTGTACCAAGATACAGGCTGAAGAACGCGCTGCTTTTTCTTCGCAGTGCAAATCTGATTGTAGGCCTTGTACGGATACAGAGCTTCGCTTGTAACCCCGTTTTTGACTAAATACGGGCCAGCGAAATTGCCACCACGGCAGCCATACCATTCAGAATCGCAATCAACGATTTCTTGCTCGCTTGCTACTTCAACTTGGTTGTTAAATATCAACGCAGCGCTTTCAAGATTCGCAACGGTTGAGAACGCCCAGCAGCTCCCACAAGCTCCTTGGTCTTTAATAGGCAAACTGAACCCTAAGTTACGCCAGTCAAAGCTGACTGGAAGGTACGCATTGGTTCTAGGATTCTTAAACACGCCGCCTTCAAGTAACCCGTGGCCTTCGTGGAGCTTGATGTAACCCGTTGCATACTTTGTGGGGCCTACGTCAATCGTCACGTTGTCAGGGATTGTAGGTTTTGTGCCTGTACTGTCACCGCAGCTAACTAAAAAAAGCGTAAAAAACGCCAACAAACTAAACAGAATTTTCATGTTTTTATCTCCTTATGCGCGAATTTCTCTCATTTTTGCCTTGATTAGACAAACTTGAAAAGAAAGTGAGGCAACAAATGCCGTCGCCATTAGCATTTTTGGATGAAAAACGTAAAGAAACGGGGATTGCCGTGGAACATAGATCAGAAGAAGGCCGCAAAAGAAACGTTGGCCTTGAAGTAGCTGCCGAAGAATTGATGACTGCCGTTGAAAAGAAAGACGTGCCAGGCATCGCTATCGCATTAGAAAACGCTTTTTACCTACTAGAATCTATTCCTCATGAAGAAGAGGAAATGGAAGAAGAAGAGTAATGGCCGAAGGTAAAAAACCTTTTATTGGCTACAACCCTAAGAAGCACTCGAAGTCTGGTGGACTAAGCGACAGTTACAGAAAGAAGCTAAACAGGGAAGAAGGCTCAAACTTAAAAAGGCCTGTAACTGGTAAGCCAAAGCCGGGAAGCGAAGCAGCCGGAAGAAAGAAAAGTTTTTGCGCACGAATGTCAGGCGTTAAAGGCCCGACATCAATAAGCGGAGAGTTAACGCCAAAAGGTGCAGCTCTAAAACGTTGGAACTGTGCAGATGGCGGAATGATTGGAGAAAAGATGCCACTTAAAGAAGGCAAATCAAAAAAGACTTTTGAAAAGAATATCAAGACCGAGATAGCCGCAGGTAAACCGCCTAAACAAGCGGTTGCAATAGCTTACGCTATGAAAAGAAGAAACATGGCAAAGGGCGGCGGACTATATGCAAACATTCATGCA